GGGACAATGCCTGCGACGTCATTGATGACAACAATGAGCGCGAGTGCGAGGCTATCCTGGCCCTCCAGCGCGCCTTTGACGCCCTGGCGCATTACGCTGACGTGTTGAACAGCGATTTCCTCTCTGGCCGCGACCTGCTCGCCCAGATCACTGACATGGCCAGCGACATGGCTGGCAATGTTATCCGCAACGCAGAATAAGGAAAACTCAATGTTATCCACTCCTCGTGCCGAGCTTTTGCTTGGTTTACCTGTCACGGAAAGCCGGTGGCAGACTGTTGTGATGATCACGCCTGACAAGGCCAGGATCATCCTTGATGTTCAACCGAACCAGCGGCCTATCAACGCCGCTAATTTGGAGAAGATCAAACAGGATCTGCTCAAAGGCAAATTCATTCGCACCCACCAGGGCATTGCCTTTGATACTGAAGGCCTTTTGTCTGACGGGCAGCACCGCCTTATGGCATGCGCCGAAACTGGCATACCAATTGAGATTGTGGCTAATTTTAATGAGCCACGTGAGCTTTTTCCGTTTTATGACCAGGGTCATGCTCGCCGCCTGGGCGCTACATTATTGCTTTCTGGTCACATAAAAAACAAGGGTATTGCTAATTCTGTCGCCGCCGGCTTGAGTTTTCTATGGCACTATGACCAGGGCAGGCATCCCCTTGTAATTCACAAAAAAAACTTTGACTTCGACCTTGCCTGTTCTGTTTTGGCTCAGCATCCAATGCTTCCGAGCATGGTCGAGCGTGTAAAAAACCACCGAAAAGTGCCGTTTCCCCTCGCTCCTTCTGCTGCAATGTTTACGTTAATGTACGAGGGATGCATCGAAAAGGCATCAATTTTTATTGAGCAGTGTTTAGCTGGGGAGCGTTTAAGCAAAGGAGATCCGGCATACACCATTCGAGAATCTATTTTGGGATCTAACAGTCAAGATCCTGATGAACGGTCGTATAAATTGGCTCGCGGCTGGAATGCTTTTTATGAGGATAGAAAGCTATTCCATGTTTACGGCTTAAAAAGCGGCAGGGTATCTTCTGTGGTTCGCACACGTGATGCTTTTCCAGACATTGCTGGTTACGCCCGGCCAGTCAAAACTGTTGAAGATCTTGAGCCGAAAGATGTGACGCCATGAACGTCATTTTTTACGCCGCCCTGGGCTTTAGCCTGGGGATTGGAGCGCCATACATCTTCAAAGCATGCTTGCAGGGCCTGCGGGCGTGGGGGTTGATGTGAACGGCTGGCCCAACCCCGACAAACCCGGCTACCCGCTAGATCCTGAGACTGATGGCTGGCACTGGCTTCAGCGCGGATCTCGCGCACCAGTGCCATGGAAGTGGTCGGCACCTACGAAGATCAAGCCAGACTTTGCGTGGGGGGATGACGGCGGAATTGAGTTTACTATTGATTGCGCGGGGCATGATTGGACTTACCTCGGCCCCGCCCTCACGCCGGCTGAAGTGGACGATGTGGTGCATATGATTGGAGAGGCGGCAGCGCAGGCGATGAATGCGATCCTGTCTGCCATTCAGACTGAAGGGGAGACGAAACATTGAACACTATGCGAACCATCCAGGAGATGATCGACGGCCTGCGCTTTTCGGCGGGGTTTTGTATGTCCGACAATCAGGCTCTGCTGAACGACGCCGCCAATTACATCGAGGGTGCCAGCAGCAGCCTGCGCGAGCATATGCAGATGCTGACAGAGATGCGCGTGAGGCTGGAGCAGGTGCGCTTCCTGATGGAGGAGGCTGCTAAGGAGTTGGCAGAACTATACGACATGCACCACGCTCACACGCCCAGTTATGACCAAAGCATGAAACTATCCCGCGCCATCCGCGCCATGCTGCGCTGGTGGGAGCCGGGGACAGCAGAGCCTGCCAGCATCAGCCATTGGGGTATTGTGGAATGACCGAACCAGCGAAAGACAAAGCCATGAGCGGCTGGCCCGACCCCGACAAGCCCGGTGTGCCGTTGAACCAGGATGTCACGGGCGAACATTACATTGCTGATTCAGTCGCCCTTTGGTTTGCTGACCTGAAAAAATGGGCAATTATCGGAGGCTCAAAATTGCAGACCCCCGAATTGTTGGCCGGTCAATCCTGGGCAGAGTACATTGGGCCATGCCCAACTTCCGCTGAAGCAGACGCCCTCCGCGCCGAGAACGCGCGGCTGCGGGAGGCGCTGACTGGGATTGCCGCAAACGCTGCCATGCCGGGCGATGCGGTAGAGCAACGTCGCGCCCTCTGGCGCATGGCCCGCGCAGCCCTGGAGGTGAAGCCGTGATCACTCAACTCAATCCGCCCATCCCCATGCGGACACCCCTTGGCAAGGGCATGGCGCAGATGGTTATCGATTATGGCGTCGAGCATGACCTTCTGTGGATCGTGTTCCAAAATGACACCGGCGAGTGCTGGGCCTGGGTTAATAAGGAAATCCGCGCCCAGAACAACATCACGATTGGCCGGGATATTAAGCCATGACGTTGAAGAGACGCGCGCCAATCACGCAGGAGGAGCGTGAGGCTATGCGCCAGCGCAAGCTGGCGGGCGCATCTCTTGAGGATATTGCTAAAGAATTTTCCTGCTCGCGCGTTTCAGCACAGAAGGCCTGCGCCAACTTGATCGAGAGGACGTTTCAAGTTGGAAAACAAATCAGCCAGGAGAAGATTGATCAGATTATTGCCCTGCGGAAGGAGGGCCGCGCCCAGCCTGACATTGCTCGGATAGTGGGTGTAACCCCGAAGACCGTAACGAGACACACGCCGCCTGAACTCAAGATCTGCCGGCCAAGAAAGGTTGAGAAGCCCAAGCGTGTGCGCTGGGCCCCGGAGGGGTCAGGAGGCCAAATCCGGTGGAGTAAGCAGGAGGTCAAGAGGCTGAACGAGATGCTGGAGAAAAACTCCAGCTTCCGCGAGATCGCGCTTGAACTGAGGCGGTCATATGTCAGCGTGAAGGATAAGGTGGGAAGGATGGCGAAAAGCATCCCCACTAAATGCAAAAATTTGTCAGAGATTGAATTTGAGGAGAAGCCAAAATTTGTCGCCGTAAAGTGCTTGAAGTGCTTGAAGCAATTTGAAAGCTATGATCCACGTAAGAACCGTATTTGTGTCCGGTGCAAAAGCAGTGAAGGATGGTCTTAATGGTTGATAATATTGGATTGAGTGCTGGCCCGGTGATCTCCACAAATGTGGAGGCGCATTCGCTGCATGAACTCAGCTTTACGTGGAAGATCGTGGCCGTATGCCACCGCCGGTACATGATATGGAAGTGGTTCATGGATGGGAATGAGGTGGTGAAAGTTCGCCCTGCCGTGGATGATGGCAGCATCATCATGGTGCAGCGTCGAGATGCTGATGCCACTGTTCTGCTGGCCAAGTGGGCGAAGATGGTATGATCATCTGCGGCATTGACCCAGGCCTTGCCGGCGCTATTGCCTGGATCAGCAGCGAGGGGGATGCGCTGATCTGCATCGAGGATATGCCGGTCATCAACGTGAATGGCAGGAACAAGGTTAACGCCTCGGCCCTGACTAAGCTCCTGAAGGACCGCTGGGCCGATCTGGTGGTGGTGGAGGAGGTTGGGGCGATGCCCGGCAATGGCGGTGTGAGCATGTTCAATTTTGGGTACTCAGCAGGCATTCTGGAGGGCGTGTGCGCCGCCCTACAGGTTCCCCTGAGGATGGTGCGCCCAGCCGTCTGGAAGCGTCAGGCGGGCGTCCCTGCTGACAAGGGGGCATGCCGCATGATGGCCCAGCGCTACTGGCCTGGGGCGAACTATTTTGGCCGGGCAAAGGATGACGGTAGGGCAGACGCAGCCCTGCTGGCAAAGTGGGGAATTAGCCACTCATAATTTTTTTGAAAAAAAGGTGTTGACGAACATCGCACGGTGCCACAGTATGCTCTCGTTAACACCATTTGAGGAGATCACGATCATGACCGACAAAGAACGCGCCAAGAAGCTCTTCGGCAACGCCATTGGCTCCCACGGCGTTGATAGCTACGACTATCACTACCACCGCGATGAGCCCTTCGTGTTTGACCGCGAGATGGAAGAGCGCGGCAAAACTTGGCCGGGCGTCATTGAGGCTTCCGAAAAGCTGAACCAGCTTATCGATGAATGCTCGTGGAAGCGGATCCCCAACAAGTGCATTCAGGATGAGATCCTGCGCGAAATGGACAGCCTGACCAAGTACATCGATCGGGCATATTACCTTGCATAAGCCCGATTCATCCAACGGGCTTATTACTTTGCATAAGCCCCTTTTCACCCCAGGCTCTCAGGTGCCCTATGTGGCACCTGAGTGGATTGATGAACACTGCCCGCCGGCAGTGTTGCGTGGCAGGCTTCAGGCCAATCTGGAGATTGCCCAGCAGGCGGGGCCTGATAGCTTAGAGCGCTTCAACTGCTTGCAGCGTGTCGCCCATTTAGAGAAGCTGCTTCAAACCAAAGTTTGAGCGGCACGCTTGGAGAAGCTGCTTCAGACCAGTTTCTGAGCAAACTTCTCCATCTCAATCACACGTTTAGTCCAGCCGTTGCCAAACACCTTGAAGGTCGGAAGATCTTCAAGGTAGTCCATGCGTTCATTCTGGTACATGGCGATGCAGGTCTTAGGCCCGTAGTAGCCCCACCAGCTTGCTACAGCGGCCAGGGTCTTGGGCCCTACATCACCATCAGGCTTGGC